GTTTCCCAGTCACGATCAGCTTGATCACGATCTCCATCGAAGTTGTACACAGTGAATCTCCTGAACTTTTGAAATAGCGGGAGCGGGATTCGAACCCGCGACCCCCGGGGAATGAACCCGGCGCTCTGCCTGCTGAGCTATCCCGCGATCTGTTTACTGATTGAGCTTGACGCGAACGGTTTCGTCAGCATCAGCTGTGTCTGCAGTCGTCTTGCCGATGAGCTTGTTGGCACCTGACTCGGCATTCGTCTTCGCGACCTGCTCAGCGACATCCCAATACACCTGGGAGCCAGCGGTGATCGCCGAGCCACCACCTGTCGCCTTCGGGAAGTCAAAGACGCCCTCGACAGCGATAGCACCGAGTTCACCGGACGGGATCGGGCGTTCCGAGACGCCGACGAGTTCACCGATCACGACGACCTCACCCGCGGCGACATCTGCGCCGGGGGTGTAGTCGACTGTGTTTCCTGTTTGCACGCGAGTAGCCATGATGATGGTCTCCTACAAGTGAGAGTTCGATTTGAAAGACATCCCCCGAGCGTCAACTCGGGAGATGGGTGGTTCGATCAGGATCCGGCTTCGCCTCTGGACTTCACACCGCCGCGGAACTCCTGCAGGGCCACTCCAAAGTCGTGGTAACCCCGCATCTGAATGCCCAGGGTGTTGAAGTCAGCGTCCGCCGACTCAACCGTCGGCGACTGGTTGCCGTTGAGGAAAGCAACCTCGATCGTCGGCATGTCCTGCGGATTCGCCAGGAGATACCACGCGTTGGCGCTGCTGCCAGCAAGAGCCGCACTCGACAGGTAGGAGGAGGCGACCGGCTTGAAGTTGCCCGCGTGTGGGTTCTTCGTCAGCGTCTTCTTACTCGCCGTGGTGTCACGCAGCTCGAGTGACTCCATGAGGAGAGTGGCCTGAGTCTTGAGAGCATTCGGAACCAGAAGAATCTCGGGTGTGATGGCAAGCGGGTTGTCGTCACTGTCGACCTGGTTGAGGAACATCGTCTCAGCCTGGGTGAGCGAGTCGATGCCAAGGGCGGTCGCCGCACCTTCGATGAAGTTGTTGTTCCCCGCGGTGAAGAACGCCGCGTTGGCCAGGAACGCTTCCCAGAACACGAGGTTCAGCTTGAGAGCACCACCGCGGCCAAGTCGGCGAGGCACGGCAGTCAACGCATCGAGGTCATCGTTGATGATGTCCTGTCGCGTAATCGCCAACATGGAGCCGTAGGTGTCCGCCTTGTTGGTGTAGCTCTCTTCCCCGAGAGTCCCGTGCTTCAGTTCGCCCGTCGGACCGACCTGCTCGTACACCAGACCGCCAGTCAGACGGAAGCTAGTGACAGTCTTGAAGTCCTTGACGTTACGGATGGCCGCGATCTGTCGCCAAGCGCTCTCTACGGCCTCGAAGCCCATGAGCAGGAACTTGTTGGCGGTATTCGAGAGGATGCCCGAGATGTCGTTCGTCGAGAACGCAGCCTGGAGAATCTCACGCTCGTGGCCGCGGAATCGGTAGCCAGAGTGTCCGTTGATTCGTGCTGCCTCGAGCAGAGTCTCCTGAAGACCAACACGACCACGGAATGCGGTGTGTGCAGCCTGGAGAACTTCCGGACCGAATCCGATCTCACTCTCGCCGACGCCACCAGCCTGAGCCAGTGCAGCCTCGAGGACGTGCATCTGGTTGATGTTGGCGCTGCCGGCACCGGTGTTGATCATCGGGGCGGAAGGACGCTCGGCTCGCATGACCTCAAGCTCGACGCGAGTCTGATCCCAGCCTTCACGGATCGCGTTCGCCTCGATCGTCGCGTGATTGCCAGCACAGAGCGTACGGATCATCGCGACACGCTCGGTCTCTGCCGCCATTTCAGCGCGCAACTGATCAACCGGGCTCGGTGTGTTGGAGTTGTCATCCGAAGCAGCAGGTGTGTTCGACGATTCGCTCGGGGGCGGATCAGCAGACGCCGCCACTTCAGCGTCATATGCCGCCTGCAGGCTTGTGCGCTGCTGAGCCGTGATGGTGTTGATATCAAAGCCACGTTCTTCCAGCCATTGCTCGAAGTTCATTTTCGTACTCCCTGCCGCGTTCGCGGCAATTTTGGTTTTGGTCCCCTTGTTGCCACCAGAAGTGACAAAGCTCACTTCGAGCAGGGTTGACTTGCGGGCCACATAGACAGGCCCATCGAATTTCTGTCCGTTGACGGTGACGGTCTCGCCCTTGTCGTAGAACTCAATCTCTTGAGCGGACGCACCGATTGATGCTTGCCACTTGAACCCCCGCTTCGAGCACTCCACCACTTCCTTTGCGTCTTCACCGACGCCGGAGACGTGACCGTTGACCTTGACGACCTTCTTTCGAATATCGATGTTGTCAGCGTGGCCAACGACCTTGCCGGGATCATGCTGTCTTAGGATCGGAGTCGTATCCGCATGCAGTTGCATGCCTTCGAGATCCGCGACGACCGGATACCAGAAGTTCGCGATATGCATGAGGCCGCCGTCATAGGCGGTCATCGAGAACGTCGGGATGCGATCCTCTTCGCCATCAGCAGCGGCCTCGATCGTCATCTCGATCGCTGACGCCGTGAAGTACATCTGATCTGGGAGGTCCTTGTGCCCGCCCGCTGCAGCTTGGATCATCAACGTGCTCACTGCTCAACCTCCTGAGGTTCTTCATTCGTTGCGTTGGCAGACGCACCGAAGCTGAGGCCGAGCTCGGCCATCCGCTGTTGCTCTCGTGCTCGCTGCTCAAAGACGACTTCCCAGTCCTGGCCCTGCTTCGCCAACTCTTCGGCATACGTCGTCATGCCAGAATCCAGGCGAATGGCCTGTGCGTTGGCTTCCTTGACGGGATCGACGTGCTCAAGGCCATCCCAGAACCATTGGAACGACAGCTCTGCGTCGATCTGACGCAGCTGCTGAGGCAGGTAGTTGCTGATACGGACGGCTTCCTTGAACCACGCAACGAAGATCCGATCGAGGATCGTGGATTCGATGTGGTTGCGGTCGATTCGGATCGCCTTCCACCATGACTGGTGATCGAGGCGACCGGACGCATAGTTGTAGCCAGACGAGTTCCCGATCGCGACGTTGAACGGCATGTTCAGGCAACGCGCGATCTCGCCCAGTAGTTCCTTCTTGAAGTCCGGGTACATGGTCGTCGGCTGCTCGGCCTTGAACTGACCCATCTTCCAACCATGCGGAAGCGTGCTCCAGGTGCCACGGTCGAGCTCAAACTCATCCAACGGCTCGACGTCTGCAGGATCCTCATCCATCGCAGGGGCGTCCGACTGGATGACACCGGCGATCATCGCCGCGTTCTCAGCCGCCACGAGTGTTGCCAGCGTGTAGCGACGCAGTTGTGCGAACAGCGGAAGAGCTGATGCAATTGCCGTGATGCCTCGGCTCTGCCCGGGCCGGTCGGCCCGGAACAGATGCAAGACGTTCTCAGCCTTGAAGGTGTCGTACTCGCCGTAGAGTGTCGAGATCGATGCCCCACCGACGCTGAATCGAGACGTGTCACCGGGGTGACGACGGAGGATGTCATATGACACCGGGTTGTCGTACTCATCGAACTGGATGCCGTCGACGTATCGCTCGCGGCTGCCATCGATGCCGAGTGGTGCCGTGACCCGATCGGCTTCAACCAGACGAATATCGAGCGTCACCGGGATCTCACCGATGTGCCCGTCATTCAGCCGCGGATTGTTGGCCATGATGCCAAAGCATTCGCCCGATTCGGCTTGTGCCACACGCATGGTCTTGAGCTTGTCAGCGAGCTTGACCCGATCCGCCCACTTCGCAAACTCGGATTCGATCAGAGAATTGAGGTGATCATTGCCAGTGTTCACCTGAAGTGTCGCACCCGTGCCGACCATGTAGTCAGCCAGTGAGTCGATCATGCCGCGTGCGTAGCTGTTGTTCGCCACCTCGTACCGGGCTCGGCTCCTCAGCGTGCGTCGCACAGCCGAGTTGGTGGCCGCGTTCGGTGAGAGCAAGTCAGCATTGGCCCAATGACGACGGTTCTCATGCGTGGTCTGCGCCGCGTCGTACTCAACCTTCATGGCTGGGCCAGGTGCTGCCTTGCGCCCGGTCTTCCTGGATTTGAAGAACCGCTTGAGCATTCGCGGCCGTCACGCGACGGCGCTCTACACACTCCCGGGCGGAACCGCCCGATTACGCTTGATCCCGAGTCCGTTCGAGCGGGTCGCCGCCTTGGAAGCCAAGTAGCGATCCGCCTTGATCTGTTCGTCGATGCTGTGCTGCTCGACCGACACACCATCGCCGACGACCTTCTTGGGGCCTTCTGCGTTGCTCTTGATGGTGTCTTCGTTCAGTTCAGTCATCACACCCGGAGCGTAGCCGGGTAGGGCGCGCGATCAAGGGATAGAATGTGACCTGTTTGAAGATCGTACAGATCTGTACTCTTTTTGAAGGGGACCACTCCGATGAACGACAAATCACCCGACTACATCCCTCGCACTGAGGTCGAGGCCATGATCGAAGCCGCATGCGGGAGAATGAAAGAAGACACGAGTATCAAGAGTTCGAAAGCCCGCAACGAGGCTTTAGTCATACTCTCGTTCATGGGCCTTGTTGTTGGAATCCTCTCTTTCCTTGGGATCGACAGCTTCATTCAAACAAGTGTGCGAAACAAAGTAGACACTGAGGTTAAGGCAGACATACTGGCACACAACGAGGATCTCGAACGCCTCAAGTCTGATACGGAGTCCCTCCTGTCCGAGCTACGCGAAGCTAGCTCCGGCCAGATCCACCTAGTCGAAACAGAAGGGTCAACCTCACCGATAACCTCACTGCAGTCTCCGGGTATCCTGACTCTGCCAGACTCGATCCCGGACCATGCTACGGGCGTGATTGTCAAGATCCAGATGAAGACAAGTGGTCAAGAGAGGGTCTCATTTGTGCCCTCCAACTCAAACGGTGAGTTCAACGCTCCAGATCGCCACAATGAACTCAACGGATTCACGGTCTATTCATACACAGCCACCGGTACCGAGCAGTGGTCAAACTCATCGCTAGTGCTGTGCCCGGTACACAAAGGCCAGATCGATTATCAGATTCTCCACCAGAACAACTCCGAGGATACGCGACAGAGGTCAGCGTTCGTTTCATTTGTCGCTTGGTTCTAGTCACTCAGCCGCTCCTTGGTAACAACTCGCTGACCACAGTGTCTACACATCCGTACACGAATCACGCAACGAACGCGTTGCCGCGTGTACTTCACCGGCAGGTGCTGGCATCCGCACTTCGAACATTGCAATCCCTGCACTGCTTCGTTCTTCGGTTCCGTCTTCATCGCCTGATCTCCGACAGCTTGATCCGCTTCCGCTTCCTGCGTGGTTTCGCCTCACCCATCAACGACACACCCTGAATCGACGCTGCAACTGCTGCCCCGACCAAGCAGTCGAGGAAGTGGTTGTCGAAGTTCGGGCGCAGCTTCCATTCATCAACCGTGCGCCCGCGCCCCTCCGTCTTGACGCGATACTCCGACGCGAGCTGCTCGGCCACCATGCGGTGCTTGCCAGCGTCACGACCGAAGAGCGACAGGCACCCGGAATCGCCCATCGGAACCGCAAGCCGCGCGTGGATGAAGGACTTCCAGTAGTTGGTATCGAAGAGGACGTGCCGCACTGCTCGCTTGCCGACGACACTGGGAATGCGCCAGTTGTGGCCGAGGCGCTCGCCCTTCTTCCGCTTGTACTCATCAAACGGCTTCGAGGACGCACCGACGTACTTGCCGTGTGACGGCAGCAGCAAGCTCGCGTGCGGGCTGCGTCGACAGAACTGGTAAACGACATCGGTGGACTCGCCCCAGTTCGCATCGACCAGGCATCGATCGACGCGGACCATGGCGCCGTCCTCTCGCTTCCACTCCTGGCCAAGGATGTGCTCGGTCGCTGCCTCAAGCCCGGCGTAGATGGACGCCTCGAATCCAGTCTTCGGTGCAGCCATCTTCAGTGTCCGCTTGATGTCGCGCACCGTGAAGTATGGCCGCTTCTGATCGGGGTAGGTGCCGTAGTCGATGATCGTGCCACCAAAGTCCTCAGACCAGGCGACGACCATCCAGTACAGCACCTTCTTCTGGACATCGATGAATGCCGTCAGGTGTGTGCACTCAAGCGGCACCGTCTTCCTGGCAACACCCGACGTTTTCGCCGCGATCTCGTTGGCCGTCAGGACATCGGAGTCAGGCTCCTCCTCCGGCATCGGCTTGTTCTGGTACTCGGCCCAGAACGCGAACTCGTCCTGGTACTTGAGGTTCATCGCGTGCTGGATAGCACTCAGCTCGTCGTGGTTGAACCGCTCCTCCCAGGCGACGTGAGCACCCGCGTCCATCTTCTTCCGGTTCTTGCGGTAGTAGTCAGTCGCGTCTTGCAACCCGCGGCCAGCTCGCAGCCCCTCAGCTCGCAGCTGAGCGTACCGATCCCACATGCCCTCCTCGGTTGGGAACGAGTACACCATCTGTGTCCGCTCACCCTGCCACTGCGGGTGCTTCGTGCGATCGAGGATGCAGTCGGCCATGTCGTCTTCGCGCACAACAGTGACCGTCATCAGTCCCGCGATCTTCTTGCCCGGGCCAGCCAGGCCAAGGATCGCACCCGCGAGGATTCGCTCGCGCGTGGCGCACTGCGACGGTGACCGTGCTGACTCATCCGTCTGCGGGTCATCGATGAGCACGAGTGATGGCCGCACCGATTTGCCGTCAGCACGCTTGTACTTCATGCCTCGAATCCGCCCGGTGATGCCCGCCACCTTGATCAGAGCGCC